CTATGTGCGCAAAACAACAGATGCCGCCCACCTGCGAATGCGTACCCGGACGGCCAAAGAGCAACACGCCGACGCCCTGGCCGCGCTGAAAGGCCCGGGTGAAATCCCGCCGCCCGATGCCGATGACAGCAGCCTGCGCGGGGTGATGCGGTGATCTACACTTATGCTGCCGCTGGACTGGTCGGTGCCGCGCTTGCCGCTGTGGCCGCTTGGACGGTGCAAGGCTGGCGCATGGATACCCAACTGCAAACCCTGAAAACCGAATACGCCACGGCACAAGCTGCGGCAGTGGAGAAAGCCCATGCCGAAACCATCCGCCTACAAGAACGAGCTGACGCTGCGCAACGCCTGGCTCGGAAGAGGCAGTCCGCTCTGGCCGCTGACGCTGCTGGCTCTCGTGATGCTCTTATCAGCCTGTCAGACGCAGCCGACGCTGCCCTGCGTCGAGCCGAAAGTTCCCACAGCTCCTGTCTTGCAACAGCCGCTGCCCAAGGAATCGTACTCGGCCAGTGCACATCGAGACTTCAACAAGTGGCAGCAGACGCTGACGGACACGCCTCCGACGTCCAAACCCTGATTGATGCCTGGCCAACGGGTGCGGTAAAATAGCTTGAATTGAAAAGAAACCGAGGCCCGTATGAGTTACTCAATGACGTTCACCACGCTGAAGGAAGACCTCCGGCGTTACCTTGAGCGCGGGTTCACCGAGGCTGACGACCCCATCGTCTACGACCAGCTACCCCGGCTAATCACGCTGGCCGAGCGCCGTATCGCGCGAGAGCTGAAAGTTCAAGGCTTCATTCGCGCGGTCATAACGTCAACCCTTGTTGGCCAGGCTGTCTACACAAAGCCAGACCGCTGGCGCGACACTGTTTCCATGTTCATCAACAAAGCGCCCGTGTTTGCCCGCTCCCTGGAGTACTGCAAGAGTTACTGGCCTGATGCCGCGCAAACCGGCACGCCAGCCTTCTACGCTGATTACGATTACTCCCGGTGGCTGATAACGCCGACTCCCAACGCCGTAGTGCCGATTGAAATCGTGTACTACGAACAACCCCCCCTACTGGGCGATGACACGCAGACCAATTGGCTAACTGACCACGCGCCGAATGCCTTGCTGTACGCCGCGCTGCTCGAGGCCACCCCGTTCTTGAAGAACGATGAACGCATTCAGACCTGGCAGGGTATGTACGACCGCGCGGCTCAGACCTTGAATGGTGAAGACCTGATGAAGATTCTTGACCGCTCAGCCCAGAGGACTGAAGCATGACGACGTCTTACACCGACGTGTTCACGTCTTCAAACATCTACGCCTCAGAGGTCAGCCAGGCCGCTCTCGCCCTCGGCGCTAACACACAACTCTACTGGCCACTTGAAGCGCCCGCCGGGGTTCCGGTAGTCGCTAAGATCATGGACGTCACCGCGTCTGGCGCGTATAGCGTTACGATGCCGTCAGCAGATGAAGTTTCTGTCGGCGAGACAGTGTTGTTCAACAACCTGGGCGCGATCACGTTCACCGTAAAAGGCGCTACCGGGGCCACGCTGGCCACCATCGCTTCAGGCACGCAGTGGCAACTCTACTTGTCTGACAATTCAACGCCTGCGGGCGTCTGGCGGGTGTATCAGTTCGGCGCGGGAACCTCTACGGCCAACGCGGGCTCACTGGCTGGGGCGGGCATAAAAGCCGTCAACACTACGTTGAATCAGAGCCAGCAGGTAGTCTCTAAGTCTGTCAGTTATGCGGTGCTGGATTCAGACCGCGCGGACCTGTTGAACTGGGCTGGCGGGCTCGGTACGTTCACGTTACCGCTGGCCGCTGACGTCGGCGATGACTGGTTCTTCACGGCTAAAAACAGCGGTAGCGGCGCGCTCACGCTTTCGGCGGTTGACGGTATTGACGCGGGTTCTAGTAAGGTGCTCAACCCCGGCGACTCCTGCGGCGTGGTTTGCAACGGCTCAACGTTTATCACTTACGGGTTCGGGCAGGTCAACGAGTTCTTGTTTGACTACACGGTGGTTGACGTCAGCGGCGCTGTAAACTACACTCTAACCGGCTCTCAGTTGAACCGCATTGCGTACGAGTTTGTGGGAACCCTCACCGCTGACATCAGCGTCATCGTGCCCGCAAGCGTACAACAGTACTGGGTTAAAAACAGCACAACCGGCGCTTCATTGAGCATAAAAACCGCCACTCAGCCTTCTTCTGTCATCCTGGCTTACGGAGTGCGCGGCATTTACTTCTGTGACGGCGCGGAGGTAGTCAGCGCGGTGACCAGTGTTGTGAGCGGTTCTGTCAGCGGGGGAACATTCTGATGCCAGCCCAACCGATGGTTTTGAAGTCCCTGCCGGGCATAAAGCGTGACGGCACCAAGTTCGACGGTGATATCTACACCGATGGGCAATGGGTGCGGTTTCAGCGAGGGTTGCCCCGCAAGATTGGCGGCTACCGCATGGCGTCAAAGTACCTACCTGAAATCAGTCGCGGGTTCTCAGCGTTCCCGTACAACAACCTGGCGTACTGTCACTCAGGTTCGGCTTCACTGCTCAGCCGGTTCACAATGACCACAGACGCTAACGCATCTGTCATTTCAGACCGCACCCCTGCAGGGTACGTCGCTGATGTGAACAACCGCTGGATGTTCGACTACATCTACGACTCGTCAACCTCAGCCAACTCAATCGTGGCGCACAGCGCCCCCAACGGTGCTGACCAGACCAACTCAACTGGCTACATTTACTACGGTGACCTGACCGGAACCGGGGCGCTCACCGCCGTGACCTTACCCGCCGGGGCGAACGCCTCTGGCGGCGTAGTGGCGTTACACCCGTATTTGTTCTACTACGGTTCTTCCGGCATCGTAGGTTGGTCAGTCGCAGGGGACCCTTCTGACTTGGTCGGAGCGGGTTCAGGCGTGGCGCGCGTCTGGGGGCAGAAGATCATCAAAGCCATGCCGCTGCGCGCTGGTTCAGGCTCTTCACCGGCTGGCATTTTCTGGGCGTATGACGCCGTTATCCGTTCATCATTCACCGGCGGCTCTACGGTGTTTGACTTTGACGTGTTGGCCTCTGATACCTCAATCATGTCGCCTGACAGCGTGGTTGACTACGACGGCGTGTTCTACTGGGCCGGTGTTGACCGGTTCATGATGTTCAACGGTGTGGTGCGCGAGGTGCCTAACACTTTCAACTCCAACTGGTTCTTTGACGGCTTGAACCGTGAACAGGCTCAGAAAGTGTTCGCATTCAAGGTGCCCCGCTACGGTGAGATCTGGTGGTGCTACCCACGGGGCTCAGCCGTCGAGTGCACTCATGCGGTGGTGTACAACGTGCGCGAGAACGTTTGGTATGACACCGAGCTGCCTAACGGCGGGCGCGCTGCGGGCGGGTTTACGAACTTCTTCGCTGCCCCGGTGTTGGCGGGTGTTGAGGCTAGCGGAACGGTGTATCGCGCGTGGTTGCATGAGAACGGCGTTGATGAAGTTGACGGCTCAACTGTCAACCCCATTCCGTCACACTTTGAAACCGCTGACATATCGGTTATCGCCAAGGGCCAGGACGGCGAGCTGCGGCTCACCCGGATTGAGCCCGACTTTGTACAGAGCGGAGACATGGTCGCCACCGTCACCGGTCGAGCTAACGCTCGCTCGCGTGACCGGGTCGGCCCCTCAGTCACGTTCCCTGAGACAGCCACAACACCGAACGAGCAGATCGTAATGCTCAAAGAGCAGCGGCGCGAGATACGCGTCAAGTTCGAGAGCAACACCGTCGGCGGTGATTACCAGATGGGGCAGATCATTGCTTACATGGACGTGGGCGACAAGACCGTTCTGGGGGCCGTGTGATACCGCTCCCCGTAGGTATGCAGCTCACTGACTGGGCTGACCAAGTGTCTTTCGGCCTGGACCGCTACGGCGCTATGCCGAAGTTGATGGATGATGACTGGCAGCGCTGGGCGGCTCAGGTGCTGGTAAACCCAAACATACCCGCTCGTGACGCGCCTAATCCGTACTTGTTTGATGACTGGCAGCTCTGGGCGCAGAGGTTCTGCGAGACCCTGGCGTGAGCGACCGTGAAGATGAAGCTGTTCAATGGGCCTGCGCTCGCGCCGGTAGCGGTGAGCCGGGGCTCTGCAGGGCGTTCTGGCTTGAATCTGGCGGCGAGTTTGAAGTTGTAGCGGTGATCAGCGGGTTCACGCAGCGCAACGTGGACTTGCACATCGCCGCCGCTGACGGTTGGCGCGCTGACAAGCGAGCTATAATTCTGTTCAATTCAGTCTTCCAGTACGTTTTCAACCGCCTGGGAGCGGCCCGAACCACAGGGCTCATTAAGCTGTCTAACCGGCCCGCGCGCAACCTGGCGGAGCACTTGGGTTTTGAGCTTGAAGGTGTGTTACGTGAGGCGTTCGTTGATGACGACCTCTGCGTTTACGGCTTTCTAAGACAAGACTACGAGGCGCACCGATGGTTCAGAACCAACCCGCACCAGGCAAACGAGAACAGATTCTAGGTCTCGTTTCAAAAAGCCCCCGATTTGCGCAGGCCGTTGACCTGATTGAAGAGCGCCTTGCGCAGACCGCTGTCACTCCAGAGCTGATTGGCGAACTCATCAAGGGTCTCGAGTTCGTGCTCGACAACCCGGACCAATACCCACAGCTACGTGCGCAGGCTATCCAATCAGGTCTGATGTCAGAGCAAGACGCCCCGGCTGAGTTTGATCAAGTGTTCGTGGTCACAATGCTGGCCGCGCTGTACGCCGTGCAAGAGCGCATGCCG